TGAGTATTAATACATAAGTAAATAAAAATCACTCAATGGGAGTCTATGAACCGTTCTACTTCCTGAAAATAAAGTTGAAATTTTATGAAATATATCAAGAAATATCAACTTTAGTAGAACGGTTGAATGAGAAAAATTTAGATGGTGAAACACCCTTTTTAATAGCATGTTTGTATAGAAATGTAGAGATTGTAAAAATATTAATGAATACAAAGGGTTTTAATTCATTGAACGAAAAAGATGATGAAGGACAAACACCTTTTTTAATAAGTTGTCATGATGGCAATAAAGAAATAGTCAAAATGATAATGAAGTCAAAAGATTTTAATAGTTTAAATGATTCAGATAATTTAGGTGGATCACCTTTTATATTTGCTTACTATCATAATCATGTATCGATTATTGAAGAATTACTAAAACAACCAAATATAATTGTTCCGAAATGGGTTGCGTCTGATGATAAATACGATGAAGATCAAATTGAATATTTAATTTTATCATACAAAAAAGATCCACCAGGTTACCAAGAAAAATTAAATCTCAAATCTCAAAAATATAATTAAAAATATTTACCTATAATCAATATAAAGTCTTACCCATATATTTAATTTATTTAAGTAATTTAATTATTATATCTAGATTTTTAGATGGAAAATAAGATAAGAGAGAGACTAAACAAAGAAAGACTTAATGACAATGAAATAGATCTCTTGTATGACATAATGGAAATAACAAGCAATATATTTGATGAATACGAAATAAGACATACTATCGAAGGAGGAACATTACTTGGGGCAGTTCGTCACAAAGGTTTTATTCCCCACGATAATGATGCAGATTTTGATGTGTTAGAATCCGATTTAAATAAAATTAGATCTCTAAAGGACATGTTCGCTAAACATAATCTTGTGGTTATAGAAGTTCCAGGTTGGGGGTTACAAATTAGTCATAAAGATAGTCCGGATCTGGAGGAATGCATCTGGACTGATGGAACGAAACAGTGGAATTCCAAATGGCCGTTCTTAGACTTGATATCTATAAAATACGACAACGAATCTAACAGATATATTTTAGCACAAGATGTTGCACGTAATGATTATCCGAACTATTATTTGACACATTCTGACTGGAATGATCCGTTCGAAAAGATCAAATTCGGTCATCTTAATCTTTGGGTTATAGCGGGTAATGAAAACAGAATTAATTATCTGGATCGTAATTACAAAAATTGGGATAAAGAAATAGAAATGGTTATGGATCATAGAAAAAATGTTTATTTCGATGAACCGATAAGATTAAAATTAGAACAAAATGATATGATTTATCGTAAACACAGTAAAAAGGAAAATTAATTTTATTTTGTTGGAATCAACAACTCAAGTTTAGATATAAAATTTTCTCTCTGTATTTCATTAAAATGGTATTCTCTATTGTCATCATTATTATCATTTTTGATAGATTGTATTAGATCTTCTATCTTTTCACCTCTCCATATTGAATCTTCTTCATCATACGATAAACATAAAAAATGCTCAGTTAATTCATAACTTTCAAAGTATTTTATTAATTTATATGTCATCGTACCATAGTCGCAATGAATACATCTGTGACCGTCATCTAATTCAATTTCTTCTTTTAAAATGATCATACCGAAGTTTAATTTAATAATTTAATAATTTATAAATGTTATTAAATTATAATGTTTAAGTGTTGTTTTTTGAATGTTAAAAAGAAAATATTAAAAATTGAAAAAAATATAATTAACAACTTTAATCAACTATAATAGAAAATCATTACAATATACAAATGGATACTACTGGAAAAATGAATATATCGCAAAATAATCTTGAAAATGCAAGCGATTCAATAAAACAAATGTTATCAAACCAAGATGTTGATGAAAAATCAGCAAAAATGATCAGTTCAATGTTAGATCTTATTACGAACCAACTCAATAAGAACCCTACAAATGATCCTAAATCAGTCATGAAGATTGCTGAAACAGTTGCAGAAACAATGAAGTCGGATACTGACATAAACGAAGACGATATTAAAAATATGAAACAGATTACTGAAACAATGAAGTCAGATGTTGATACTAAAAATACTTCCGCAAATCATGATGAGTAATATTTTATTTATTTATTGTACAAAATGAAATAAATAAAACAAATAAAACACATCAAACAATCAAACAATACATAAATTGACAGCATAAACGCCCATCTCCTCACCGAACGCTCTCATGTCCCAAACACACAAACTCTCAACATCAAATCCCATGTGCCATTTGTAGTATCTGTGTTGTTTTTCTTCTGAAAAATCGAGTTCATAAACTTTCCGGAAGTCGAATGAAACGCCCCAGAATCCATCTGCTCTGATCTTGTCCCATTCCACAGAACTGTAAATATCTTTTTGAACATACTCTTTTTTTGTTAGATTTTCCATGAATTTTACGTATTGTTCATCTTCCTTCTTCGGAGGTGGACAATATTTTTCAACAAAATCTTCAAACTCTTTGCCAGTTTTGATTTCCAAAATGTTCTTGGGGTGTTGGATCACAACGACAGGTTTTTTTTCTCGGATGTTCCAACAGTGTTCATCATGTGTCATTTGGCAAAAGGAATCAAACAACCAGGATGAACGAGAGAACCAAAGGACATTGCATGGTTTTTCATAGGAACCAAGTGGGTTTTTGAGTCGTGAAGAATTAAACATTCCTCGAATAAACTTGTAATTTTCCAGTTTCTCCGAAATAGGTTCATCGTGTTTGACAACAAAATCCTTCCTGAACTTGTCGATAGTTAGCTTGTTAGAATCGTAGTTGCCGTAGCCTTCATGAATCCAAATATTGGCTTCCTGAAATCTGTCCAGGGCCAAGCAGGCAAGACACGTTGAGTTAGTATACTTCATGTTTAAATAAGTTATACTGTTGTTCCAAAGAACAAAATGGATAGTGTTAGAAAGATTCAAAGTTAAGGAACATACAAGCAATAACATGAATCAATTTTTTGTAAGCAAATTTAAACAGTTAATTATAAAAAGTCATGTATTTTAATTTGAGTAGATTCACATCCTTTTACATTAAATGGTTGCAAGCAATATTGTTTTGCATAGTCTTTAAAAGCACATTCAGAAAAATTAGGTGCATGTTTATTCAGATCAAAAAATACATAATAATCGAGACCTATCTGTAAACAATTCAAATAGGAAAGACCTGTACTTGGATCTAATGATTTTATATTTATAGTTAATGTTTGTGTAAAATTATTTATATTCAAGTCATTTATTGGTGGTGTAATATTAAGTGGAAAAATAGAAAAAGGGTCTGTGGTATTTGTCAATGGATTATTATTATTTGCTGTTCCAAAGTAAGGTGTTGGAGTTAATCCTGTTGGAATAAAATAACTCAGATATGTATATAGAGTACCTATTGTTGGTATAGGGGTCGTAACTGGAGAAAATCCACCATCTGATAGAGTTGGAGGTGGAGTTGGATTAAAATAATATATGGAATATGTTTGTGGCGTAAATTTAGCATACCATATGTTTTGTTCTTGTGTCATTATATAAATTTATAATAAGATAAATATTAATTGAAGGGGTATGATATTTATTTTTGTTAATATGGTAGTTTTATCACCTTCGGTAGTTTTATCACCTTCGGTAGTTTTATCATGTTAACAATTAGTTAATGAAAATGATATAGCTGGTCCCCATTGAACGAATTTCACGTGTGACTCACCATTGTGTTTCAATAAAAGAGGTGATCCTATAACAGTAAAATAATTGTTACTACCTGGATTTCTATCGTAAATATATAACTTTGCATTGATACGGTCACCTTCATTAACATCAAATGTAGAGACATCAAATGTTCCTCCCTCAGCTGGAACATTAATTATTTTATCCTTTAATTGAATAATAGCACAACGATCTTCTGTAATTTTATATTTGTGAATATCATCGTGAGTTAATTCATCGATGGGAATAGGATTGATAATTAGTGTTTGAATTTGCATGAATTGATGATCATTTTCATAATAATAATTTTTTCGTTTACATTTATTTAATCAATTTTTTTTCATAAAAATTGAAACAAAAATGATTTAAATAATATGATTAAAATAATACAAATAAAAATTATTTAAAATAAAACGATGAAACTTAATTATTTATTAACAAGTGGATGCGGTACGACTAAAGTACAAATTGACATGAGTGATGAAAATGAATTCAAAATGGAATATTATTCACATTGGATGGGTTCTGAAAAGAAAACAATTAAAATTAAAGGAACATATGGAAATAATGCAAGCTTATTCAAAGATTACAAGATGTATAGTTTATATCCAGAATCTTTCATGTTAAATGATGCTACCTACCCTAAAATATCAGACGCGGCGATCAATTTGTCCATAATTATTCTTGATAATGATAGAACAGTAATTTATGGAGATGATGAAGACGAAGGAATTGTCATGGGTGGTGTGTTATACAATAATGGAGATCGTAAATATAACGCCATTTTACATATTAAAGTCAATGGAAACATTGCAGATATTGTAAAATTTGAGAATAATACACACCAATTAAAGATGACAACTAAATTGAATAAATTAACTGAATCACATGCCTAAATATTAATTTAAATTCCAATTTTAATAAAAAAATGTTTTGTTTATTTGCCACCACTTGTTGGGAATCCCACAATTGTTTTAAATACATCATAAATACACCATTGCAAGCTAGTCAGTGTACCAACCATTACAATACGTGGTCCCAATCCCTTAAGAAATAAACTCGACATATTAATTTTAGGATCGCGAAGTATGCCACCAATAGTTGCATTTTTATCTTTATTTAACATAGATATTACATTATCGGCAGGTTGCGAAACGATTGCACAAAGGATTCCAGCACTATATCCTGAAAATGTGGTAATACCTATTTGTTGTAATTTATTGTAATCTTTCTTTTCTCCAGGTAACATTTTATATGTTAATTCGACAATACGTTCGAATGCTAAAAATTTCACCATTGTATAAGGTACCTGCCTAGACCACAGTGGTACCAATCCTTTAGTCAATCCATTAACTCCTTCATTTTTAATAATTTTATTTAATCCTTCATATGTTCCCGAGCTAAAGGTAGACCGCATCGTTGTAGGATTTAATGACGTTTGCATTCTAACTTTAACTGCTTCAAAACTACACAGTCCTAAATCAGCAATAATTTCAGCACTTGCGCTCGCACCTAACCAAATAAAATCTCGATATTTAGCAGCACCGTCTCCACCTGTATGGGAGGTAACAAGATCAGAATATTTATGTTTAAAGAATTCGTATAGACCAAATTTTCCAAATCCTTGAATGCTATATCCTATAAGTGTTGGCGACCATCCGACGGTTAATGCTCTAATTCCTCCACCTTGTCTCAACAACTTAAAACCTTGTCCGGTACTTTTGAATGTCTCAGGATTAGCTTGCAAATTTGTTTTTACAATATCTAATGGTGTAACGATTGTATGAGTTAGACCACATGCCAATGCACCACCGACAGCACACCAGCCAAAATATTCGGGTGTATATAATTTTAGTTGTTTTTTATTATCCATTACAAATAATTAATAAAATTAAATAATATTATTTTATTTTATATGAGAATGAACATATTTGATGTTTTAATGATCAATTTTTTTAAAATTAATAAATAAACTTACACGAGTTCTCTATATTTGGATTTACAACATAATTTTTGTAAACCAAATACAAAAATAGGAATAAGTGCTGACACAAATGTACACACGAAAAATATCAAAGATAAATTCCCAGTTAAATGTCCAATACTCCCACCAAGATCTTTTTGAAGATAAACCGGAAACTCTTTAGAACTCAATTTATTACATCTAATAAATTGATTGCTTTTGACATCGGTATATGAACATAAACTATAACAAACATTGATATAACAGCTTTGTAAAGAACCATAATTGGGATCATTTGGCATAATCAATTGATAATCATATGTTATATTCGCCCCATTCATATATTTTATACTTTCTGAATAAATAGAATATGGTAATGTCGCGATAAGTGTATTATTACTTACTTGATAGCAAGTTGTCAAATATAAATTTTCTTCGATATATTCATATGGTTCATAGTATCCATTT